CTTCGTTGACACCTGAACCAGTGATTACAGGAACACCTGTAGCAGGATTTACAGCTACATTGCCACTACTGCCTGTTGGAACTGTGCCTACTGTTGGTGTAGTAGTTGTATATACAGGAGCTTGTTGTACGTATACAGGAGCCTGTTGGACTGGTGTAGGTGCTACTTTAGGCGAAGTTTTAGGACCATATATCTCAGGTTTTTTATTTCTTCTGTCATCGTTTGCCTTCATTCTGTCTAAAGCTGCTTTATTTCTAGCTTGAGCAACAGGATCAGGAGGACCAGTTATTGAGCTTATAAAACGCTGTGCGAATGATGGTCTAGCTTTTGGCTTTATAGAAGTTCCAACATTAGCATTTATAGGCTGCTCAATCATTCGTCTAGCTGCCATAGTGTACTTACCCATCTTGGCTGCTGCTGCAGGACTGGCTGCAAGGAATGCCTGTATAGACTTACTATCCATTGGCCCATCATAGCCCAGCGCTGGTAAGATTTTCTTTGCCATTGTCTCAGGCTTGAATCCCATAAATTTTTTAGCCATTTTTTATTTCCCTATTTGCATCCACAGTGATGCTGCAATGAATGTTATTACTGCTACGGTTGACATCTTTACAATAGTAGACCACACACCTCTTCTTGTATCACGCCATGTCTCTAGTAAGTTACGCATCTCAATTATATCTTTACGAGCATCGTCATCATGTAAGCCTACCTCACGTAATGCTGCTGTAGCACCACGCTTTGCTGCACGATCTAGCATATCTTCTAGTTCCTCTGGTGTAATATTACTCATGTCTACTTACCTAAATGCCATAGTAAATGCTGTTCTACTACTATCACTCTGTTGCGCTCTAGTAAGTTGAATATTTCTTGGTGATTGGTCTGCTGTTACAAAGTGTGTAACTCCGCTCATATGTCTGTGATTGTTATCACTATCACGCCAATTAAAGTTTCTAGTTACGCCTGACCAAGACGATGACGAATTACTGTAAGCAAGCCCACTAGCAGACCCTCCTATTACCATGTCACCTTCTTCCACATTTATACTTAAATTTGGACTAGCATTCCCAGATGCAGCATAAGATGCGTAGCTTGGAGTGATACCATACATAACCCAAGCTGTGACTCCTTGCCACACTGAACCAACACTGGTTGATACACTTATTGTACAAGTGGTGCCTGTCGGAACATTAGCTATATTTACTTGACCACCTGATGCTCTAGTACTTGAAGATACAGGCAATTCAGCCAACTTAGTAGTAGTTTGACCTGCTATGCTGGCACTACTAGTCACAGAAGAAGCCGCTCCTCCTCCTGTGGCTGTTCTAAAAGCATGATAAGATACCACATACCTATTTGCCGCAGGTGTTCCAATATTGACGTTATTCCAAGTAATATTACCGTCTGGCAATCTCACATTATAACCTGCCCAAAAACCAGAAACAGCCGAGCTTTGTCCATAGTATTCACTAAGACCGTTTTGTGATCCATCGCCTTTGCTAATTATATTTCTTATGTCTGCATCATTCATAGAGCATTCAGTGCCAGTAGTACCACCAGCTTCTACATGAAGATCGTCTAAAGAGATTTGACCACTAGCTTGAAGAGCCATTCTTTAATTCCTCTATCTCTGCTTTTAATTCTTTTATGGCTTCAATAAGTAATCCGTGAAGCTGATCATAATGAACTGTTTTATATTCTACATCACCTTCTTCGTGGAATACAAGTGATTTATTTTCTACTGCAGAGGGTAGAACTTTTTCTATCTCTTGAGCTATAACACCTGCAGATTTTTTACTGTCTTTATTATAACTAAATGTATAGCCATTTATCTGTGATACTTTATCTAAAGCACCATCTATCTTTTCTATGTTATGTTTTAGTCTTTCATCTGATATAGTTGTTGAGAATGCAACAACGTTGCCATCAACGTGTAGGTCACCATCGTCTTCTAGTCGCATGTCTTCTTCACCTGCTGTATAGAAACGCATACCTACATCTGCATCAAAGTGTATATAGTCGTGTTGGTTTCCTAGCTGAACGTCAACGTTATTTGCTGGGTTCCTAGAGTCACCAGTAAGACCACCTGCCATTGTTACACTACCAGAAAAGAAAGCATCTTTAAACTTCAAAGAGCTTGTACCTAAACTAACAGTGTCAGTTGTCTTAGGTCTTAGCACAGTAGCTGTTGCTACTATGTCTTGAGATGGTCCTATAGTTTCAATGGGAGCGCCTTCACCTGCTGTACCATCGTGGTTGTGACCAGTGGTAGCATTGAAGGCTGACTCTACTTGGTTGTATTCATCGTTCAGATCAGCAGCGTCAATGACACCACCTGTAACGATATTAGCTGTCGCTTGTCTTGTATAACCTGCCATAATTACTGCCTATCATGTTGTCTGTACTCAAGCACTGCTGTGTCAAGAGTGAAGGTTGGATTTGTTGAGTTATCTGCTATACGCATAGATACAGTTTTAAATGATCCTATTAAGTTTTCAAAGAACACTTTATCTAAGCTACCACCATAAGTCGCTGTACCGTACAAGGATGAAGGTAGACCGTATAAGAATACGCCACTAGCAGTAGGAGTTACAAAAGTTAGATTAGTATTATCTGTTAAAGTTACTGCTGTATCCAGTATAATATTCTGTTGACTTGAAACTCCTGTTACTTTTACTGTTCCTGATATACCTGTGCCTACAACTATTTGACCTACCACTATAGTTCCTACGTTGTTGTCAACAGCCACGTTATTACTTGAACCAACTGCGCCATTAACAACAGCAGTCGTAGTTGCTGTACCTGCTGTGCTTATGGTTATTTTAGGAGGCTGCACCACAGAAGTATTATTAGAAGAGTCAAAGTCTAGATTGAAGTTAACATCTAGATTCATTTGTCCAGTAGGCTCTGCATACAAAGTCAGTTTATACAAAGTCTTTCTTAACTGAGAATCAGTTATAGGCATATAGGGTGACTCGTAAATAGCCTCTATCTTTTCATTATCAAAAGAATTACCTGAGTCCATTTCATAACAAAAACCATCATCGTTAGCAAACATAATTACTTCTGCTGAACCTGAGTATGTACTATCTGCAACGTTAGCTTTTATGCCTCTAGTTGTAGACCAACTTACACCTTCACCACCCTGTGCTATAAATTTAGTTGCAATCAATCCTCTTGATCTAGTTTTATCTAATGTAGGTAAGTAAGCAAATATTCTATACTGTGACTTGTTTCTAATTAGAACAGAACAAAACTTATCTGTTTGTGCAATAAAATCTTTTGCATCGTTAACTATATTATCTGAAGCTACGTCTAATGCAAAGTCACCAATACGATCTGTAGCACCTAGTAGTCTGACACCATCTGGTGAAAGGTAAATTATATCTCCACCAAACTCCTGTATAGTATCAGAGTTTATACATCCTATCTTATCTGTTATAGGCTCTAGGGCAAAGTCAGATGCAGTATTACCTACCAGTCTTTTTATTGTATCGGTTGTGAATATGATAAGCTGCTCACGAAATACTATCATACCTGTTATATCGTTTGCAACATTTATACTACCTGCACCATTGGCTACATTAAAGTCATCTATCGTAGCTGGTGCTGTAAAAAATATATTATGCCCTTTTGCAAAGAATGCTGTGTTTTTAAATATAACAGCATTGTCTGAACCTTCTATATCAGTAGAGTCTGAAGAAGACATAAAGGTCATAGTGTTAGCAGCAGATTCGTATATGCCAGGATAGCCTTTACCGTCAACAAATAAAGTCTTTTCTGTTCATGTAAAGTTAAAACTAAAATGTCTTGACTTTAAAGTATTTGTAGCTGTACTAGTTCCTATCTTAGTCCAATCAGTTCCTGTTCCGTAAAAGTATATTGTTTTATCAACTTCACTAGAAGAAAAAGTACCAAAAGTAAAAACAGTATTATCTGCAAAGTGGGCATTTGTTTGTCCACTAGATAGTGTCATACTATTCTGATCTGCTGCAATAGTAGCAACTGTTACGTCACCGCTTATGCCAGAGCCTGTTACAAACATACCTACTTTAATATTTGTAATGAAACTGAGAACAGCATTGTCTGCCAATGATACTGCTGTATCTAATATAATACTGTTTTGATTAGTTACTGTCTTTACTGTAACTGTACCAGTAATACCTGTTCCTGTTACAAGCATTCCTTTAGTGATAGTACCAAAAGCTGCACCAGTACCAGCGATAGTTATACCTGCTATTGGACCTGTTGTTACAGCCGTACCTGCGATACTTGCAGTTGCTACTGTACCTGTTACTACAGCCGTTCCTGCTATTGTAGCTGCTGTAATAGCACCACTTCCATCTACTGTACCTATTGTTATTGTAGCATCATTAGCAGTAGTAGCACCACCTAGTTGTGTACCTACAATAGTAATAGTTTCACCTGCTACGTATCCTGAACCTGCTGCAGAGATAGCTACTGTATATGTACCACCATCTCTAGTAACATTAAATGTAGCACTAGTACCAGAACCACTATATCCAGATTGTGTCGGGTTTGTGTGGGTAACAGCAACGTTGTTGACACTGTTTATTGTAACCGTTGCATCATTGGCAGTAGTGGCTCCTCCTAATGCTGTACCAAGTACAGTGAGAGTTTCTCCAACTTTGTAACCACCAGTACCTGCGTTAGCGATAGCTACACTATAGGAACCTCCGCTTCTTGTGACATTAATAACAAGTCCAGTACCATCACCAGTATATGTGTATGCTGCACTGTTGTAAAGAACACTAGCAGCTACACTTGTAACTGTAACTGTAGCATCATTAGCAGTTGTAGTACCACCTAAGTCTGCACCAACTATTGTTACTGTCTCGTTAACAGCATAGTCAGAACCTGCTGCATTTACTGTTGCTGAGTAAGTTCCGCTTGTATTTGTTACATCAAAGGTAGCACTAGTACCGCTTGCTGAAGCAGTGCCTGTTACTGCAGTAAAAGGTCTTACTCTATCTACAGTTACATTTGCAGTTGAAGTAGTAGCACCATTGACTATTGCAGTGGCTCTATTATTATCTAAGGTTACTGTAGACGAAGAACTAACAGTGGCAGCACTCCAGCCCATTGCAGAATGTGAGGAACAATAGTAGAACAAAGGGGGCGCACCCAGCGCAACAGTTATCTCAGTGTATGCTCCTGAGCTACCTGGAGTTCCTACTACAGTTACACCTGTAGTGTATTGTGTACCTGCAGGTGAAGCATGTGTTCCGTTTGCTGTTGTACTAAAACGCAGAGGATGTCCAGCATTACTTGCATCACTCTGATCAAACCTATAGGTAGCACCCTCGTTTAAACTTAGTGCAACATCTGCTGTAGCAGTAGATCCACCAATAGCATATTTATTTGTTGACCCTACATTATAGTAGGGATGATTAGATGGGTTACCTGATACTACTGTAACTACAAAAGTACTCGTGGTGGTAGTAATAGTATTTCCCATAGCATTACCATGGGTAACACAGTAATATCTAGCAGGTTCTGTACCAGAAGTAGGCATAACGATAGTTACAGTTGCACCACTACTACCTGCTGTTCCTGATGATGTAACTCCTGTAGTAAACGCTGTACCACCTGCGTCTTTAAAACCTAAAGGATGGCCCGATACACTACTATCTGAAACATCAAATATATAAGTAAAACCTCTGTTTAATGTTAATGCAGGTGCGGTAACACCGTCCAAAGCAAACTTATCTTGACCGCCATCATTTACGACTGTCACTGTATAGTTTACAACAGTATTGCTAGTATTGTTGACTGTAGAGGTAGCTGTCTGAAACTCTGTTACAGCAGCAGTGTCTAGCTTTCTAGCTACTACAGCCCTGCCTGAAGATACAACTTTTAATCCTAGTATCTCTCCAGTGCCTGGAACTTCGGTATCACTAAACTTAGAAAAACCTTTTAGTTTGCTATATCCTCCCTCTTTGTTCGCCTCAAAGTTTTGAAGGACAGTAGCGGAACCTACAGCATTTACACCTTGTTGCAAAGGAGTTAGGTTAGAGATCAACCCACCCTTGAACTCCATAGGGAATGTAGACCATTGTGTTGGCATTAGAAGTGTACTCTCGTATCTCTTATGTACGGTGTTCTATTTATATTTATAGTACGTAGATTCTTAATCTGCTGTTGAAACTTTTGAAGAGCTAAGTCAGCAGCACCTGTATCGCCCCTGAACTGGAAAGTGTAATACATTGCACCATCTACTATAGCAAATCTATATTGTTCTGGCAAGGCTGGTACGTCTAGTGCATTCTCTAAATCGTAACCTGCTGAATAGTATTCATATACTATGGTGTATGACTTGTCAGGTACAGGGTGACATATTAGTTCTCTGCCAGGAGTTCTTACAATAAACTTTGGAACACCACGTATGTCTGAGGCAGTGTTAAACTCAGCGTCTGCATACTTTTCTAGCCACTCTTCATATACTAAGTGCTTTAGTTTTTCTGTTCCTACGTTAAGACTGTCATCTCTCTTTATACGAAAAGAGTTCATGTTTATTGTCTTTGCATCTGAAGGGTAAAAATATTTCATGGAACCTGCAGCTAGGACAAGATCTGACTGTACATGGTTCCAAGGCCATTCAAACTCTTCTTGATTTATGTGTCGTATCGCAGCGTTAACTGAGTCTTTTGCGACATTATAGTAACCTGTAGCGGTAGCAAAGTTTGTACTGTCTAGTGTAACTTCGTTTAGTCTAGAGTTAACATCATTAACTAAGCCAAGAAAATCATAAGCCATTTTTATCTTTCCCTAATAGGTAGTAGTATTGAACGCTCATAAGTAAGCCCTTGACCAGTAGTAATACTACACGTAGTTTTGTACCTTAGATTGTTTGTGCCTCCACCAAACCTTGCAGTAGCTACGTTGCCAGATATACTAGGAGCTACAAACTGTAATGCATTTACAGTAGTACCGTTAGATAGAGGTCCAGTCTTAGTACCGTTTTCATCCTCAATAAACCAGCTTGCTGATACTAATGTGTCAGATCCTAGAAACCTAGACCAGTCTACGCTGAAGTCTGCTGTTTCATCTGGATCTTTTTCAGGCCATTTGTAAGAAGACATCGTTTAATCCTTAATTAGTTATGTATACTACTCTATCCAAGTTAACAGGCTCTATGAATACTCTTCTGTCTTCTGGCATAATAAATACGGAACGTACTTGATTTAGTGTAGGGCCAGTAGGAGGTATTACTATTGTTCTACTTTCTGGACGGATGTATACAGTAAATGTACCTAATACAATAGGTGCTAGTATTACAACAGTTCTGCTTCTATCAAACCTATCAGCTATACTGTTAAAATCAAAACTTTCGCCTACAGGATTGTCAAGATTTTGTAGTATGTTAGCAAGTACACTAGCTGATGTTACATTAGCTTTACCTGAAACATTAGGTAGTGTTGTACTTATAGTAGCCGATAGAGAGGCAGGACTTGCGGTGGCTTGTGCATCAAAGTCTACAGAGTTTAGAGCAGAGACTATTTGATTTAGTGTTGCCAGTGTTGTGTTTGCCACACCGTTGATGGTAGGCAGGTTAACTGCAGAAGGACTTACTACTGCAGTGGGTGTTATGTTTGCTATTGCTGTTGTTGTTACAGAGTTTATGTTTGAAGCGGTTAATACACTGTCAATAGTTATACGTGAGAATCCACCAAAGTCAATAGCTGGTGTTGCAAAAGTACCACTAACTGCTGGTAAAGATGTGTTTGCAATACCTGTAATCGTAGGTACGTTTGTAGCAAAGGAAGCGCTTACTGATGCAAGGTTAGTAGATAGACCTAGAGATGTGTGTTGCGTTGCTCCAAACGGTGCATCTGAGAATGGTGCAAAGCCAAACATTATCTATCCTACTAATCTATAGTGCGCCCAAGCATATCTAGCAGTATCAGTTCCTTGATACTGATTTAAAGTATTACCTACTACAAGATCTATATAATCATTTGCAGCAAACTTATATTCTAAAGTACCTCTAGGCGCTCTAGTTTCTACATACGCTTTAGCAATGACTGTGCCGTTCTTACGAAAATCAAAACCATAACTAGAGGATGCTTGTGATAAAAGTGAACAAGTTATGGCATATATACCATCTACAGGACAGGTAAATCTATAATTTGTTGTATCATAGTGTGAACCATTTGACTGAAGAATATTGTCAAAAGGAATTACACCAGTAGCCACTGAAGTATAACCACTACCGCCAAAGTCTACAAGCGCAAAGGGTACTTGGTCAGGGGCAAGCCTAGCAAACTTTCTAGCGTTACTACTCATTGAGCTATCTCCATTGCTACTAGTGTACTAGATGGGTTTCCTCCAAAACTAGAGCCAGTGGCAGACCTGTTTATATAAGAAGGATAAGTAGTACCACCAGTTGCATTACATTTTACGGAATATGTTATTGAACTTGTTGTGGAAGGACTGTCTAAAAAGTTTATAGGCAAGGAATTAACAGCGTGTTGACTATATGCTCTCCATCCAACATTAACAGCATAAGTGTCGATTCCACTAGTTAAACCTGCTCCTATTATTGTAGTATCCCTAAAAAGGCCTAAAGAGTTATTATAAGCATTAGTAGCTTGACCAACGCTAACTTGTGCCATAAGGTAAACTTTACTGGATGTTGCCGATGGCGTTATTGAAAGTGACAAACCTATGTCTGTAAAAGTGCTGTTATCAGTACTGCCAACAGAAATAGTTTGTTGAGTGGTAGTTGTTCCCTGAACAACCTGAACAACATGACCAGGTATGTTGACATTACCAGTAAAAGTACCACCACTTGCAGGTACTGC